CCGATTCTGATGAGTTGATATTCGGTGCAATATCTTTATTGATTGGTATATTTTACGCTTTAGGAATAGGACAATCTTGGATAGTCTTAAGATTATTATTGTGGATTTTATTATTAACAATAACGGTCTCATGTTGGATATTTTTCTCTCTACCTCAAGGAAACAATGAATAACACCCCTGAACATTTAAAAAATCCTCACCTGTCAACATGGTCAATAGGTCTAACCATTGCTGGCTGTAGTCTGGCAATTCTCTCACCTTTGGCAATCAACAAAAACCCACAATTAGGGATAGTTGGAACATCCGCGGGCGCGGTGTTATCTGTTGCGGGTTGGGTGATGGGGTGTCAGGCAGAAAAATCATCTAAGTTGCAAGCCAAATTAGAGGAACAAACCGAGGCTATATTTTTGCGACGTTTAGGTATGGAATATGAATTAGAAAAAATTAGAGATATTAAATATTTAGACGAAAGCCAACAGGCGATCGCGCCAATCAAAAACCATAATCAAATATTGCCACCATCACCACCATCACCACAAAACCAACCAGAAGATAATGAAAGGAATCTTCGCCGGAATCAATTAATGGTTTTAGACCGAGAGATTTCTACAGAATATAATCAAGATAATTATAATATTCCTTCAGATGGATTGTCGTTCGTTCCCTGTGAAATTCCCTCTGATAATACCTTAAACTTTTATAATTGGGATAAATTAGCAGATGAATCTTCGGGAATATTGATCGGGGGAAATTCTGGGAGCGCAAAAACATCTCTAGGCGCTGGTTTCGTGATTGGCAAATTGACTCAACATAAACCCGCCGAAGTGATTGTTTTAGATATTCATGCCTCTAAAAATCCTATTTGGGAACAGATGGGATTTCCCAGAATTGAATCAGATGTTGAAACAATTTATCAGATTTTGTGCTGGTTGATTGAAGAGGTTGAAAACCGGAAAGAAAAAGACGGGCATTCTATAATAATTTGTTTAGATGAGATTAACGACACGATGTCCGAGTTAGCACAATTAGATATTGTCAAACCATTACAAAGCAAAGAAAAAAGAGTTAAGACCTTTACTTATGCGATTCGGAAACTTTCTAACGCCAGGAAATTTGATATTTGTTTAATCGGTTTTATGCAATCTCATAATACTGAAGCCATAGGGATTGATGGTAAGTTTAGAAATAATTTCCTTTTAATCCTCTGTGGCGCTAGTGCTAGGAATGAAATTCAAAATCTATGGAAGCACGACACCCCTGAATTTCAATATATCCAAAATGCTCCCTATCCTGTTGTTGTTTGTGGATCAAATCAACATCAAATCGCCGAACATCCAACCCACAAACATCATGTTGAGTATAGGAAAAAAGGCAATGCCCCCGAAGGTTTATTGAATCCTAATTTTTTAAACAAACCCATAGACGTTAAGACGGTTTCACTCCCTAAGATTGAAAAAGATGTTCCTAGTGTACTGCAATCAATAAACCCATTAGATTGCAACACATGGCAATCTATTGATTATCCCAGTGGTTTACAGTGGCTACCACAACACGAAGCAGGGGTATACTGTGTATTTGTTGACGGCTATCAAAATCCCCTCTATATAGGTCAATCTAAAGACCTTTGGAGGCGTTGGAATAATCGAGGTGATTGGGAACATCACGTCAAGAAACATCTTGAATCTGTTGGTAATCTATCTGTGAAGGTTGCTTTTTATATTACAAAAGGTTGGGACGAGCAAAAGCGTTTAAGCCTTGAATCTGAATTACAAGCCAAATACAAACCTTCGTGGAATGGTACAGCCAATAAAGTATTGCCGGATAAAACACTTTCACCATCAGCTCAAGCGGTGTTTAATTTTATCAAAGAAATATTTAAGGGTGAACCTATACCCGCCCGTGACTGTTACCGCAAGTCATCACTCAGAACTCAATTCGGTTTGAATGCTGAAAATACTGAGTTAATATTTGATGAATTGCAAAATTTTGGTTTAGGTCAAAAACTAATCAAGGAAATTAATGGTTTCAGAAGTGTAAACTTTTTACCTGATATGTAGTAAAATAATGGTAAAATTACAATAAAACAAAACAAGAAAAAATAATGAAAAAACTGTTTTTATCACTATTGACTGTTACATTATTGAGCATATCTTTTGCTAATTTATGTTTAGCTAATGAAAATAGAACGATATTTAATCGTTCAGGAAATTATCTAGTTTTTATATCAAAAAACAAAAAAACACAACACATAATAAAAAATCCTTTAGATATACCTCAACAATTAAACATCACTTCAGATATCCCTTTTCGTGTTATTTGTAAAAAAGATTACGGTACAGACTATTGTTCAGGATATTTTGATAGAAGTTATCGAGTGATGAAACCAAATGAATCAATAATTGTCGAATTTTATGATTTATATGGTGGGATAAAAAATACATTAGCTATTTCTTTTTCCAATCTAAAATAATAAAAAATTAAAACTATTCCCCTATTGAGGATTGGAACATCACCCTAGAAGACTATAACGCCTCCAAACTAAACCAGCAAACCCGATGGTTGGCGTGGCGAGAGGGACTAACACCTGTTAACTCAGGAATGAAGAAAACCATAGATAATGAACAGGAGTCTTAATGGCAAAAGCAAAATTAAAATTAGATTATCCAGAGATCGCGGAATTAGTTGTTGAGACAGCAAAAAAGCGCGGGAGAAATCAACAACTAACTGATATTAACTGGGTAACAAAAACCCTGTTTAAATATCAGAACGGCGTGACTCCTTTGACTGATACAGACTCGGATTGTGTTAGGATTGGAGAGGGACTAAGACCTCGTTACGAGTGGCAGATAACGCGAGATCATATAGCTTTTGCAAATGCCAACAGTGCTAAGAAAGGATGGAAAACTTGGGATGGAAAACTTAGGATGCCTACTCGATGAAGTGGAAAAAATATCAAGAGGGGTAAGCGATCGCCATTATTCTATCTTTAAATTCAGCACTCACTTTAAAGGTGCTTTTGGAACACCCGATAGATTAAGGCTTGAACTGCCACACCTTCCAGCTTTTGACACTTTAGAAAAATTACTAATCTGGATGGTTAGTGAACGGGTAAGTTTTTCGGATATTGAAACCGAGAATATTGAAGGTTTTAAAATTCATAATGGGATCTACCATGCGGAGGGAGATTTTATAGGTGACTAGGGAACAGTTAGAATATATCTGGTTAGTTGATAGTTTGGTATTTTCCGAGACCGGAAAACATCTTGATAGCTTGACTAGAAAGATTATCGAGGGAATATTAAACGATAATACTTATCCTGAGATTGCCAAAAATCTAAATTATGGGTCTGCTTATATTGGCGATAAAATCAGAATAATATTTAAAATTCTAAGCAGAAGACTTGGTGAAAAAATTGATAAATACAACTTCTGTTGGGCAATTGAAAGAATTTTAATATCTGACTATAGCCCATCTGTTATCAACTATTTACAAACAACAACGGATAATGACCAAAACATTTATCGGAATTGACCCCGGAGCGACGGGGGCAGTGTGTAGGATTTCTAATGGTGAGGTTAAATTTCTCGACTGTCCAGTGATTAAGATTAGTGGAAAGATACGCCCCAACCCGACATTAATGGCATCTGGACTGAAGGAAATGATCACCCTCAATACTCACCTAATTATTGAGAATGTTCATGCAATGCCCAAACAAGGGGTGACCAGTACCTTTAATTTTGGGATGGGTTTTGGGATTTGGATTGGGATTATCGCAGCGCTAGGAATCCCGATGGAGTTCACCACGCCCCAAGCCTGGAAAAAATCTTATGGGTTAGGGAGCGACAAAGAACCTGCGAGGGCGAAGGCTTTAGAGCTGTTTCCGTGTCAAGCTAACAACTTGAAACTAAAGAAACATCACGGGAGGGCGGAGGCGTTATTATTAGCAGAATATTTAAGGCGGAGATCGTTAAAAGTTGGAAACATGGTTTATTAAATAAAAATCAATTAACTACAGGAGAATTATGGGTGAAGCAAAACGACGAAAGCAGTTAGATCCTAAAGGATTTGGAAAAATTTCATTCTTGATTAACGAGAGGAAAACAATTCTTGAAACCACGGCACTTGACAAATATTTTACAGATCCAGAATTGATAAACTGGATTGAGGAAACATTGCCAGAATCCAGTCGTGTTTATTTGCCAAAGAGGAAAGTATTAACTTACTTAGACGGCATTAAAACCGCGATAATAAAACACAGAAATCCCAAAAAGCTCTATGCCGTATCAAACCCCAAAATCTCTATAGCTCCGGTGATGGGGATTAGATTAACAATGGGACGTTTGTGGCTAAATTCAAATTACCCTCAGATCCCTCTTGATGGTTGTCTAGGAAACTGGGTTGAATTTGAGAACTCCGTCCCGTTGTGGCATAAGTCGATTTACGATTAGCTCACAGGAAATTATTGAATATTACCAAATAAAAAGCACCTCTAAATTAATTAAGGGTGCTTTTTAGTGCGTCAATCCATGCGTACTATTTAATTATAGTTACCATTTAGAAGTCTGGCAAACAGTTCCCCAACCCTCAAAAATTTCCTCAAATCTTTGAGGTTGCAATCCAAAATAAAATAGAGTTTGGGAGAATCGGTTTTGGTTTTGTTTCTTCCCTTCCACTGCCCGTTTTGGGGAATAAAATGTTAACCGAGTTGACGGTAAGCAGAAGCGATCGCACCGATTCAAAGCCTTTTTGTACCAAACTGTACTGTTGTCGGTATTGGTTAACAAAAATGCTTCCGCTTCAGTCTCGTTCAATGTTGCAATCAATTTATCAACAACCTTCTCAATAAATCCCGCGCTGTAGGGAGGGTTTAACCAGAGTGTTTTAGCCCGTCTCCAGTTCTGTTTAAATCCATCATCTTGAATTGTAAATATCTTTTGAGCTTTAATAATTTGATTGGCTTGTTCACAGCTAAAAGGGTCTAATTCAGGAAATCCATAAAACTTATGGACTAAATCAATCAAATCAGATGGGGTATAATTTTCGTTTGAATCAATTAATGACGGTTGTGTTTCAAACAGACAAAGTTGTTGTATAATCATTGTTGTTTACTCCTAGTGCGTGTGGTTGTTTAAAAGTATCTGAGATGCTCTACAAACTCAGGTACTTTTTTGTTATAATATAATAAGGTCTATTTTAAATTAAAATGCAAGCAGAAACTTGGGATGATTCAGCTATTTCTGAGTTAATAGCTTTAAAGACTCAAGGGTTAAGTTATTCTGAGATTGCAGAGGTGATGGGTAGACAAAAACGAGCCGTCGCCACGAAGTACAGAAAACTATTCCCAGTCAATCCTAGCCAATCAAAACCCCATGCCAATTGGTCATCTCAGGAAACAACTTTTTTATCTCAAGTCGCTTCAAAATATCCCCGCGCCTTGGTTTACAAATATTATAATAGTTTAGCTAAAGAGTATGGGATGCCAACTCGGAGCGCGATTGCAGTTAGTTATAAGTTATGGTCTATGGGTCAAGAAACCTCAGCTAATGGATTCTTAACCGTAAGACAGACCGCCATCGGGTTAGGGTTCACCCAGACTAAGATAATTGGCTTTATTTCTGATGGTTTGGCAGTGGAGAAAGAGAATAAAACATATTATATTAAACAAGAAGATTTGATTGATTTCTTGATAGAGTGTCCTGAGAAAATGATCGGAATACCGGAGTCGGGTTTCATGTGGTTTATGAAGGTTTTAAAAGAAGTTAGGGATGGCGATCGCAGTGCCAACAACGACTGATTATGTTAATGTTTTCGTGTTATAATAATATTGGTGGAAAGATTCTCTCTTAAAGTTACCCGGCATCCGCTTGGTGGCTTTTTGTTTTATGGGTTTGGGTGTTAGAATATTATTGGAGAGATCAGAGGGAGAAATGCCAACAACGACTGATTATGTTAGCTCCGATTGTAGAATGGTGATAAATAAACCGAGGGATGAAACGGAATTAAATCTATCCCTGGTTTAAAAATATATGGAATATTTCCCACACCCGTACCTTCAGGAACTATTAAACTGTTAC